GCCGGGTAATCGATCGATTCGTGCTGATCCCATCCGGGGAGCATGTTTTTCTTGTAGCGCTCGACATCCTCATCGGAGATCCCAACCAACCGCTTCGGGAAGCGCAGGAAGATCGTTTCCACCTCGCCAAACGGGCCCTGCGGGTAGTTCCGGAGGAAATCATCTTCCTGCCACAGTTCCGGGCGCCGCTGAATGGCCAGCAGCAAAGGGAGAACGTCGACGCCTCCGGCTAGTTGCATGAAATTCTTCATGGGGTGAAATAGGCTCCGCTGATGAACTGGATGTTGATGGACGAAGCGGCCCCAGCGCGCGCCAGCATGGCGTCGCCATTGACCAGAGTCGGTAGATCGATATCGATGAAATCGAGCGGGCCGAGAGACTTATCCTTCGGGGAAATGTTGGTGTCGGACGCCGATCCGCCGCTGGGGACGAATGTCAGGCGGTAGGTCTGCGGGCTCGTCGTCACGTTCGTGAGCCGCACGCGTGCGCCACGTAGCACTGCGGTAGGCGGCACGCCAGATCCAGCCGTGAAGATCGTCACATCCGACGTGGTGAGCATCGTCGGCTGGAATAGCTTCGTGTATGTGATTGCCATGGTCTTTCCTATGCGGCCCGGAAGGTGATTCCGTCCAGGCTGAAATAGACGTTGCTACCCTTGTATGCGATGACATCGCCGTTCGAATCCACGTAGCACGCGCCGAACAGATCATTGCTGACCACAGCAAAGAACTCTCGCAGCGTCGGCCGATACCCGACAGGCAACGTGAAGATTGCATTTCCGATTGTCCCGGACTTAAGAAATCCGCGAAGGTGCACACGCCCGAACGGATCCTTGTAATAGCCGGGAAGGCTGTTCGAGCCGAAGTACACCCACGAATTCAGAAGGGTCGGCGACGAAAACGACTCCACCTGATTCGGTACAGCCGGCGTCGGCAGCGACAGAAGCAGGTCTTCCAGTTCCGACACCTTCGAGCGCAAGCCCGTCAGGTTCTCGGCATCCCGCAGGCGCGTTGCCAGTTCCTCGATCTGCTGGAGCGCTTCTAGTGCGGCTGTCGGCTGTAGCGAAACCTCCTGCTCTTGCACCTGGCCACGCAGGTCAGCAATCGCAGAAATGATCGCGCTCAGGTCCGGGATGTTCCCTCCACCTGTAAGCGTCGCCAGCCCTTGGAAGAAGCGCCACCACGCGCGCGAAATGTTGCCGTCAGGATCTGTCAGCGGCTCCCGGTAGCCGGGAAGCGAGATCTGCGCCATCAGTTACCCACCCCGGGCACCACGTTCACGAATGCCCCACTGAACGAGATCCGCGCATTGGCGCTCGTGCCTACGCGGAAGATGCGGTCCTGCCCGGAACCGCAACGCGTCACGCCGACCTGCTTCTTCGTCTCGCCGATCTTGCCCAACGAGCGGATCACTGACGACGACCACGAATAGCCGCCATCGTCGCTCCACTGAATCCAGACATTCGGGTCGGAGCCGGTTTCGTTGCCAACGCCTACCTCGCAATCGAGCCGGAAGCGTGAATAGAAGGTGCGCACGCCATTGGATGTGTGCGCAGAGTCCTTGAACCGCTCGATGTCGTCCCCGTTGTCCTGGTAGACATCCAGGCTCAACTGGTAGACATTCCCGTTTTCGAAGTCTCCAACAAGGTGCTTGCTGTCGAAGTAGGCGTGGCAATTGCCTCGGTGGCGGATCAGAGCCCCGTCCGACTTGCGATAGGCCCGCTCGTGCCAAAGGCTGGTGGCCACGTCGAATACCCACGTCTTGCTAGCTGTCGGGAACACCAGCACATAGAAGGTGTGCCCCTCCTGCTGGTACGTCCACGAGAACGCGTCGTCGGTACGGCTGTAGCTGTCGAACTCCTTTTCAATAGCGTGCGTGCTGACGCGCTGAGGCTGGTAGTTCGCTGCTCGGAACACGATGTTTCCGCCGTTGCGGTCACGGCCCAGCCAGTAAATCGTGTTGTCCAGACGATTCACAGAGTGCGGCGCCACGCACCCAACTTCGTTGAATGCACCCTGCACACGCTGGTATGGAGCATCAGCGTCGCCACTGTCGTAGAAGATTTCCAGGCTCTGCGGCCCCCAAAACCACAGTTCGGCGTGGTCGACCAGCATTGCCACGATGGAATCCGGCGATCCTTCCGCGCTGGAGAAGTCCAGCGGATCTAGCGTCAGCGCGTAGAGACCGGTCCAGTAGAACTGCTGCGTGCCAGGCTTGTTGAACACCAGCCGGCCATTCAGAAAGTAGACGAAATCAGCGCCATACCAGCCGTCGCCGCTCATCGCCCCAACCGTGAAGGTTGTCAGGTTGACGGTAGGAGCTAGAACGGTCCCATCGACAAACACTGCATTGGTGCCGTTATCGGCGGCCACCACACGGCCATCCGTCGTGCCCAGCGCACCGGCCTGAACCCATGCCCCGGCGTTGTAGCGATAGACCCGCGCACCGCGCACAGCAAACAAAATGCCGTTGCTCGACACATACTCTAGCCGTACCGCCCCATCGCCCGGCACTGTGCTCCACAGGGTGTATCCAGGCGTGCCGTAGAACGTGAACGGCGCTGGCGCATCCTGGGGATTCTGTTCGGGGAACAGGTTCACGCAGCGCTGGGCAGACGCCTTCTTGCTGCGCGCGGTGTAGGCGGCAGTGACCAGAGGGTAGCGTGCCATTTACGGCTGATCCGTGTAGACGTTGAAACCGTAGATCCAGCCTCCCAACGGAAGACGTTCCGGCATCTCCAACTCGCGCACGCGCGTATTGACGCGCTTCAGTTGCCGCATGGTCCCAGCTGCAAGTTGTGCGATATCCGGCCGCAATGGGGTGCTGAATGCCGCGGCAATCCACTTCGCGAGATTGAAGCGGACAGGTGCTTCGTATTCTGGCGGTAGCACAAGGTCGTCACCAATGCTCGCGTAGATCGGGAACGGCTGTTTCACCGTGATCTGGATCTGCCCTGCAGCCGGTTGCGGCCAGACATACAGAGTACCCAGCGGATAGGTCGGCTCATAGCGCACAGCCACTGGGATATTTCCGGGAAGCGTCTTAACCGCAATTCGCTGCCAGTCCTCCAGCGACTGAATGATCGAGAGCGGGTAGCTCGTGGTGTTTGGCGTATCGAGGAAAATAGCTTGCTCGATCATCGGCGGACGGTCGGTGTCCACTGTCCCGCCAGTGCCGATGGAATAGGTCAGCGCGCCAGTCATCGGCACGGTCACGTTCTTGTGGCAATAGACTTGAAGGTCGTCGGTGCGCCACAGCGCCAGCATTTGCAGGAGCGTGTCGAACACCGTTTCCGTATCTTCGCCTGACAGGGTCTGTCCATTTCCCACAATGCCGGCGTCCAGAGCCGCCAGGTTCATGACCTTGCTGACCGTAGCCATGGCTTTAACCCTTCGCCTTCGCGATTTCTTCCGCCAGGCGCTCGGCCTTCCAGCGCTTGTCCACCTTGACGCCGAGTTTTTCAGCTTCGGCGCGCAGCGCATCGAGATCGGCTCCCGGCTCGCCCTCGCCCAGCGAAGCAAAGCCATTTGCGCGCGCTTCGGCTTCCTGATCTTCATCGTGAACGATGGATGTCGATGCATCGAGCACGCCGTCCATGTAGAGAATCTTCGGGAATTCCTGCATGTCAGTCTCCAGAAAAGAGACAGCCCGCCGAAGCGGGCCGGTTGTCAGGCGATGACGCCAGCAATGGTTGCGTCCTTTCGCACGTAGAGCACCGAATAGACTTCGGATGCAGTCGGCGTGATGGGGGATGCGGTGTTGTTGCTGAACGTGATAGCCAACGTGTTGGCGGCAGAGACACGGAACGCAGCCAGACCAAGGCCGGCTTGGGCGCTTGGTTTGTTCACATCCACGAAGTCGCTGACTTGCAGCCCAGGGACCGTGAACGTCTGTTCCGCAGTGGTATTAGCGGCAACCTGAGCGGGGCTGAGCGTGACCGAGATCACGCCCAGAGCCGCCGCATTGCCCATGATGATTCCGGACATGGCGGCCTCCGCTTAGTTGGACAGAATGCGCGCGGCCAGCTGTGCGCGGATCGTCTTGTAACCGTACAGGACGTCGATACGGCACGGCAGATTGTCGCTGTTGATGTCGTACTGGCGCACGATACGCATCGACACCCCGTCGTAAACCTCGCGGGCCGAGAAATCGACGCCCTTCGGCATCACCAGGTCAGCCGTCACGAAGGCAAACGCGTCTTTGTGGAAGGCCAGCGACGGCTTGTAGACCGCGGAAGCACCGCCGACCTTCGTCACCGCAGCACCGTTCGGCATACCCGTGGCCGTCACATTTTGCAGGCCGGTCGTCGTGTAGATGGCCGGTGCAAACGAAAGGTTGCCAGCGCCACCCGCATAGTCAGCGGTCACGACGAATTGCTGCAGAGCGCCGGTGTCTACCTTCGTTTCCGGATGGACGCGATTGCAGCCGACCACCGT